AACAATTGTTGGGGGATGGGGAGGGTATGAGTGCATTCCAGTGTAGAGCGTAGGCGGGTGGTCGCTGGCCTACAGGGGGGCCTGGAGTACCGTACCCTCGCCGTCCTGCCCATCGTCAACCGCCACCGGGACACGCAACCGCTTGATGACCGTGTCCTGTGCGCCGACACCAGTGCTCCGCTCCAGCAGTCTTATGTGTGCATGCAGTTCACGCTTGAGTTGATCAGCGCTCACAGGCGCATCGCCTTCACTCACCATGGGTGTAAACAGTCCGCAAGCTTTGCCCATGAGTTCCAAGGCTCTGAGTTGGGTTCCTGGTTGATTGCTTTTACTAAGTGCCAACAGTTGCTTCAGCACATACCGCTTTGATGCGGCGGCATCATCTGCAAGGTGTTCAATGGTTTCGCTCCATGCCTCTTCCAGCACCTTTGCGATCCTTGGATCCCTCATTAGTTTGTTTGCATTGGCTGAGACGGTTGCATCCCCTGCATTGGTGTTGTATGCCGATCTGTAAGCGGCCTTGAGTGTTTTCCCCTCTATGACTCCCTGACAGAATGCTCTTTGGAGGGCCGTGAGCGGTTGGTATTTTTTCCATTCACTACCCACAGGTTTCCCGTCCTTCCTTACTCTTGGTCTATCTGCGACATGGGCCAACCGATCCGCTTCGCTTTCAAAGTCCCCCGGTTCATCCTGATCAACCTGATCATCATCCTGCATCGCCTCATCCAGCGCCGCCCTGTACTGATCCGCACTCAACTTGCCTATGTTAGCCATTGCTCACATCCTTGTATATGTGGTTATTCCCATACTGGACAAACACCCAGCATTGTTCGCATCTTATCCACAGGTTGTTCATTTGTCCACAATTTCATCAACAACCTTACCCACAAGCCTATACACATACCTCAGAGGTACACACATTAGCATTGGCCTGTAGTGCATATGAATTCAAAACGCAGGAAAGTTCTAAGGGATAACCCTGTGATTACTGTACAAACCGACATGCCTCTAGAACGCATCAGAAGGCCCCTTGCTTGCGTTATTCCAAATCAGGCCACCTACCCCTTGGCTTGGCCCTTTAGGGGCCTTGTAGGCCGTTTAAATCGTTTTCTAGTACTTTCCTATATGTACTCATTTCCATGCCACAAGTAACACTTGCGGTTGTAATCCTAATGAGTTCAAACGCCAGGGATTGGTGCATCTATATAGAAGGCATCCAATCGCCAACCACTGTTGTTTTGTACATGAGGGTTTGTCCTAATAACTTCATGTCAACATTGATATTGCCTGACCCGTTGTAGTGCTATCATTGACACTTGTTTAAACCAACCCGAAAGGACTTTCACCATGTACAACGTCTTCATGTCAATCGTGTCCGCACTGTTTATCTATGTGGGTTTTCAAAATCTGACCGGGGGTTACTTGTGGATGGCCTTGGTAGTGGCCGGGGGTTTTTACCTGGGCCACGTTGTGACCATGGCCCTCAACGAAGAGTGACCAGCGCCATGCCCCACGGGGCATTGCAGTGGGCATTTTCCCCTTAACCTTGGAGTGAAACAAAATGTATCAAACCCGTGAAGAGTGGCTAACAGCGGCGATTGACCTGCTACGGCCTGAGTTTGTTTTGGCAGGTGCGCCCCTCCCGGCATCCATTCGGGTTGCCTGTGCTGAGACCCCCAACTTCAGCCGCCACGGCCTGGAGGTTGTGGCCCTCAGTGACTCTCAGTCCTCTGACCGTGCGGTTGAAATCACTGTCTCATGGACGTTAGACGATCCCCACACTGTCTTGGCCCGTCTGGTGCATGGTTTGTGTGCCGCTACCCTGGGGGCATCCAAGCATGGCCCCGCCTTTGTGCGGATCGCCATCGACATGGGCCTGATCGCTGATGGCAAAACGGCCAACCCCTGGACACGCACCATTGCAGGGCCAAGCTTTCAGGCGCAAGCTTTGCTGGAGTCCCTGGGCCTGTACCCGCATGCCAAGGTCAACCCGTACCTCAAGCCCAAGCAGGGCACTCGCATGCTGTTGGCAAAGTGCCCCAAATGCAACTATGCCGTGCGCCTCACCCAGAAATGGGTGTATGCCGCTGACGGTTCTACGAACCTGCCCATCTGCCCCAATGACCGTTCTTTGTTTCAACTCGCATAAGGTGACCCCCATGACAAACGCACAATTCATTCAGTCTTTGCCCCTCAGCGTTCGCATCAGGGCTTACAACGCACTGAACAACAAACCCGTTGTCGGCGCAAACGCCAATGATGTTTTTGGCTGGTTGCTCAGTGGGTTGGATGCCCACGCATTCACCCGTTCCGACATGGAGGCCGCCGGGGCCAAAGCACCCGCCCCTGCCCAGATCAATGATGCCGTCCAGGCGGTTGCGTCCCGTGCTGAACAATCGGCCCTTGATGCCCTCGCCCGTGCGGACAAGGCCATCAGTGAGTCAAAGAACGCCGCCCAGGGGGCCGCATCCCTGGCTTTTGAGGTTCAGCAATTACGCAAGGCATCCCAGGCATTGGGTGAAAAGGTGCAAGGGGTTGACCCCCAGGCGGTGCATGCCCAAGTTGGCCGCTTGATCGCTGATGCTTTTGCCCCCTTTGAGGCGGCGGTGCGTGGTGCTGGTGCTGAGTCCATTGTGGCCGCTCTCGCCCCGTTGACCAGCGTCCGGCAATCTGCGCTGAGTGTTTTTGGCATTGAAGTGAACGACACAAAGGGCCGTCCCCTGATGTTTGATGTTTACACGCATCCAGATGCCCCGGCCATCGATCCCATGTTTATCTGGACTGCTGACATTATCAAATCGTTGGCCTTCTTCCAGGACACGGTTTCCAATGGTTGGTTCGGCGGTGAAAAGGGCACGGGCAAATCAACCGTGGCCGCTCAGTTTGCCGCCCGGACAGGCCGTGCCTTCAAACGGATCAACTTCCACAAATACACCACTGCTGATGACTATGCAGGTGCAGAGGGTTTGACCAACGGCGAGACGGTGTTTAAACCAAAGGATTTTCTGATGGCCTTCACCGCCCCATCCAGCGTGATCCTGTTGGACGAAGTGACCAACGCAGACCCCGGTGAGTTGGCCGTGCTGAACGGGTTCCTGGAGCCGAACAGTGCCGTGTCGTATGGGGGAATAACGCACCGCCGTGCCCCTGGAGTGCTGGTGTTCGCCGCTGACAATACCCTGGGCAATGGGGATGATACGGGCCGCCATGCCGGGACACGCCCCATGAATTCTGCCCTGCTGGATCGGTTCAGCCTGATCATTCAATTCACGTTTTTGCCCTTGGCGCAAGAGGTGCAAGCAGTGGTCAATCACACAGGTTGCACCGCCGATCTGGCAGAGCATGTCCTAAAGGCCATCCAAGCCGCCCGTGCCAAGGTTGAAACAGCCGACATTGTGGACGCACCAAGCATCAGGTCAGTGGTTGCTTACATCCGGGCATTGAAGTACCTGAGTCCCGCTGATGCATGGGCACAATCAATCGCCGCCCGTCAACCCGCTGAGTCAGCCCATGCCCTGGAGGCCATTCGCCTGACGTACATTGATGAGCAATTTATTGCCAACAACCTGTAAACCAAATCGATATTGGTTGCGTTACACTAACACTATCACCAGGAACATCAAAATGAAAACATTAAGAGGTTATGAGTTTCGCCAGGGCATTGATGCCTTTGTGCCCAAGGTTTGTTCTGCCCTGGGGTTGGCCCCCGTGACCCTGCGCTGGACTGAAGTCAGCACCGCATGCATCAACTCATATGGGCAGATGGAATTGTCCATTGTCAGAGATGATGCCGTCATCAGCGGGGCCGTTTTCGAGCGGTATTGCGGCAAGGTTTTGCATGAGTTGTTGCACCGTGCCTTCACCGACTTTGACGTGGTGACCCACCGCCCCGCCCGTCAATACATCATGGCCCTGCACAACGGGATTGAAGATGGCCGCATCGAACGGGAATGCATTCGTTTAAACATGACGGGCAATTGCCGCTCCCTGCTGACCCGCCTGATCGATGGGTTTGTTGCGGAGGCCATGGCCCAGGTTGAGGATTGGTCAGATCCCGCTCAATACCCGTTCATTCTGGCCGTTATGTGCCGCCCCCATGCCAAGCAGGTGATCCCCCTGCCCCTGCCCTTGCACTCCATCTTCACTGAGGCCGTGCACCGTCTGGACGCATGCCGCCCCGGCTTGCCTGGGACACGGGACACAATGGACATTGCTGAGTGGGTGTTCGATCAATTGAAGGCCCTGCCCCAACAACCGCCAAAGAAAACCCCTAAGCAACCCCCCCAACAACCCCCACAAGGTGACGGCGGTGAAGGCCAAGGTGACGGTGACGGTGAAGGCCAAGGCCAGGGCGCAGACGGCCAAGGCCAAGGTGAAGACGGTGAGGGCCAGGGCAAAGGCCAAGGTGACGGCCAGGAAGGCCCCTCAGACGGCCAGGAAGGCCCCCAAAAAGACGGCGACAAGGGTCAGGGTACACCTACCCCTAAGGCGGCCCCAGAGGCCCCTAAAGAGGCGTTCAGCCCCGTCAACAAAAAGGGCGTGATGGTCTTGGCCGTGGAGACTGAGCCAAGCGCAGAAATCCCTGAGGGCGCAACGGGTCACGGGACGTATGACAAGGGCGCAAAGCTTTCCCGCCAGGGCGCTCACGTTGGTGTTTCATGCCACGACATTCAGGTGACCGTACCCGCCCGTATGCGCTATGACCTCAAGCGCATGTTTGACAAGTCAGGCATGGAAGAGTTTCAACCTGGACGCAAGACCGGGGCCTTGAACGTCCGGGCCTTGCCATCCCTGGCCCGTGGCAATGACCGCCTGTTTAAACGCCGCATGGAAGTGGAGGGGATCGATTCTGCGGTTGTGATCGTCCTGGATGTTTCCGGGTCAATGGAAGAGGTTTCCAGTGGGTATCGGATCAAGTCAGCGGTCAAAGCTTGCGCCGCCCTGTTGGAGTCCCTCAATGCCGCCGGGGTTGCCACTTGCGTCCTGACCTTTGCATCGACTACCAGCGTTCTGAAACCCTGGGCCATGCCCGTGAAGAAGGCCCTGGGTGAAATCAAAGGGGTGCGGTGCGGTAGCACAACCAACGATTACTTTGCCGTGAAGTATGCCCATGAGTTGCTGTTGGCCCGGACTGAGCAACGCAAAGTGTGCTTTGTGATCACTGATGGCGGCGGCGCTCACT